ATCTCTAACATGAAAAATATACTTGCAGTTGCAACTATAAACGAAAACTTCCCAAAAGAGTTTTCAATCTATAATCTAAATGAATTCTTGGGTGCAACATCTTTGATGGAAGATCCAGAGTTTGAATTTGGTGATGCAAGTTTGACTATTGCAGATACAAATTCTGCTATGTCTTACTTCTATGCAAGTGATGGAATGGTAACCTCACCTGAAAAAATGATAACAATGCCTGATGCAGAAGTGAAATTTGATATCTCATCACAGTTGTTATCTGATCTAAATAAAGCAGCTAGTGTTCTAGGTGTAAACGATTTAGTTTTAGAAAGTGATGGTACTAAAATGACACTCACTGTAAAAGATAAGAAGAATGCTACATCTAATACATTCTCTAGGATTGTAGGTGAAGGAAATGGTGTGAAGTTCACATTCAATTTCAAAATTGAAAATCTAAAAATCTTAGATGGTAATTATGAAGTCTTGGTTTCATCGAAAGGTATTTCAAACTTCAAAAACAAAGATGTAGACTTAGAGTATTTTATCGCACTGGAACCAGATTCAAAATACAATGTATAACATATATATTAGTGTGAGTAAAGTTCCAGTCTCTGCTCTACTCTCGGGAGTGACTCTATCTCATCATTCTAGGGTGAGTCACACTCAGAACTCGGTGGGGAGTTCTGTCTTATGAAACAAGAATTTTTATTTGTAGAGAAGTATAGACCTCAAACAATTGAAGACACTATACTTCCTGATTCAATCAAAGAGACATTCAAAGAGTTCGTAAAGAAAGGTGAAATTCCTAATCTCATGTTATGTGGTTCTGCTGGTGTTGGCAAAACTACAATTGCAAAAGCACTATGCAACGAACTTGGTGCTGACTTCATTGTGATCAACGGCTCAGATGAAGGCAGACTTATAGACACACTTAGAACTAAAATCAAAAACTTTGCTTCAACAGTTTCTTTGGGTGGTGGATCTAAGGTCGTAATTCTAGATGAAGCAGATTACATATCTGCTGACAGTGTGCAACCTGCACTCAGAAATTTCATAGAGGAGTTCTCCTCAAATTGTAGATTCATATTCACTTGCAACTACAAGAATAGAATTATTCCACCACTCCACTCCAGAACAACAGTCATTGACTTTACAATGACACCAGAAGATAAACAAAAACTTGCTGGTACTTTTCTAACAAGACTTGATAATATTTGTGAACAAGAAGACATTCAATCAGATAAGAAAGTTCTTGCTGAACTTATACTCAAGTTCTTTCCAGATTTCAGAAGATGTCTGAATGAAGTTCAAAGATATGGTGCAAGTGGCGTTATAGATAGTGGACTTTTGTCTACTCTCTCAGAAGAAAAACTTACACCTCTTATTGATATGATACAAGATAAAAACTGGAAAGGTATGAGAAAGTGGGTGGGCCAAAACTCAGACAATGATTTCAATACACTATTCAGAAAAGTGTTTGATGCATTGGAGAAAAGACTAGAACCTAGTTCTTTACCTTCTTGTGTTTTATTGATTGCAGACTACCAACACAAAGCTGCATTCGCAATGGATTCAGAAATCAATTTCGTTGCATGTCTAACAGAAATTATGTCGGAGTGTAAATTCAAAAATGGGTAAACTCAGACAATGGTTCTTTAGGTGGTTTGATAGACAACTTGAAAAGTCTTTTCAAAGACAAGCAGATAGATTGTTTATGAAACATAGAGTCAAAACTATAGATGGAGATAACACATGACACAATATGACGATAGAGTCCAATATCAAAGGGACTTAATAAAAGCAGAGAAATGGGCAAAAGCTGTTAAATCAATTCATGCACATTCACTTGATTCAATGTGGTATGATACAAGACCACAAGACACTACAGACGGTAAATCTGTAATGGATATTCAATACAACAGTGGACTTGTTGAAAGACAAACACATGATGGACATACACTTTACTTTGGGACAGAACTCAAAGGCGAGGAACTTGTTAGAGAATACATTAGGAATAACTAATGTCTAAAAGAAATCCTTTTGATTTCGTAAAGTCGGTCTCTTACGACAAAAAAGATATCATGGTTGATGATATCGAAGAGAAAGCATATCAACCATTTCTAACAAACAAGGCATTATCTCACCACGAAGATTCTATCTTCTTTACTAATGAAATGAACATTAGATACAGTGTGGACAATCGTCTTCAATATCTGTTTTTTCTAAATACCCTTAGAAGAAGACAGAGGTTTTCCAAGTGGAATAAACCTTATGTCAGTAAAAAACTCGATATTATAAAACAATATTATCAGATAAGTACCAAAGAGGCAAAAGACTATGAGACTATCTTATCTGAAAAAGAATATCGTGAGTTGAAGAAGAGAATGAACACTGGTGGAAGTAATGAATGAAATAGAATCACAAGTTGCAGATTTAGTAGAAGTAACATTTGAAAAACAGGACGACTTTCTAAAAATACGAGAAACCCTATCAAGAATAGGAGTTGCCTCTCGAAAAGAACAAGAATTATATCAATCATGTCACATATTGCACAAAAGAGGCAAGTACTATATTGTGCATTTCAAAGAACTCTTTAGGTTAGATGGTAAACCAACTAATCTTGATGAAGGTGATATTGCAAGGAGAAATACTATTGTATCTCTCTTAGAGCAATGGAGTCTTGTGAGTGTGGTAGATAGCTCAAAGGTTGCAGAACCTAGAGCACCTTTATCTCAGATAAAGATCATACCATATAAAGAGAAAGAACAATGGAAGTTGGTAACTAAATATTCCATTGGTGGTAATAAAACCATAAATAACTAAAAAATAGGAGGAGTTATGTTTCAAGGCATAATCGACTTCGTTATGGGAATTTGGAACTTACTTATGATAGTTCCAGTGGTTATTTCAATCTGTAGTGTTATTGTCGCTTTGACACCAACACCACATGATGATAAGGTGTGGGCCAAGGTATATAAATACCTTGAAGTTCTAGCTCTTGCAATTGGTAAGGCAAAGGACAAAAACCCACTATTAGATAAATAACTTTATAAAGTTAGGAGAAAATTATGGAATTTGTAATTTTTGTTATTGTTGTTGCTGTGATTGCTTTCTTTGTCCGTAAAAAAGACGATAAGAAAACAACAGCCAATATTAGCATAGACAGAAACAATGATAATGTTGTATCTAAGTCTGAGCTAAAAAAGTTGACCAAAAATCAACTTTTGGAAATGGCTGACAAAAAGAGTCTGAAGGTAAAAAGATCAGGTTCGAAAGCAGATGTGATCAACGAAATCCATTCACAACTCAAATAACTCAATTAAAATTGATAAGATAAGGGGACTTTATGTCCCCTTTTTTTATCTTAAAAGGGTTGAGCAATAACTTGTTTATATAAATAAGAGTATGGAATTTGTGTTTGAATTGATAACGGAATTAGGATTTCCTGTTGCTATAGGTATAACAATGGGCGTTTTTATATTCGTTATTATCAAACAAATTCTACAAGGTATAGTTGATAGCATTGAGACACTTACTATGTTCTGTAAGTCATTAGAGAATCGTGCAAGAACCATGTCAAACGAAATGATAAAGATTGACATGTTGGTGTCGTCTGCATTGGAACTAAGACCTGATATTGAGAGAGTTGCTCGAGCAGAGAACTTTATCGAAGATGGTAAACTAGATGTGAGAAGAGACTAATGGAAGAATTGAATATCGTTGATCTAGTTTCGCAATATGGATTTCCAATTGTTATGGCAGTTGGTCTAGGATACTTTATATACTATGTGTGGTGGTTCATTGGTGAACACATAGAGCCTCAAATTGAAAAGATGCACTTTGCATTGATAAGAGTTATAGATCAAACACGAATGTTAGACCAAGACCTTATCCGTTTACAACAGAAAGTTGATGTTGTATTAGAATACAGAGAGAACGAAAAGAAAAGGGCTACAAAAACCAATGAAGAAAATAATACTTCTTAGTCTACTAACACTACCAGTTTTAGCAGACGAGATAAAATTTGGATTTAAGAATCCATCGTTTAGTGGTGTCGGTACAGGCGCTCACTATCTTACAATCGAAAACCAAGAACACTCTCG